AGATGGTGGGCCATCATGGTTTGGTATGTGGGGTGACACTAACCCTCCGACTATGGATACTTGGTGGTATTATCAAATGGAAGGACTTGATTCCAAAGATGGTGTAAGTCCTAACGACAACGGGTGGAAAGTATTTAAACAACCATCAGGTCGTAGTCCACATGCAGAAAACATAGAAAATTTACCTGACGGTTATTATGATACTCAAGGTAGGTCAGATGAATACGTTCGAGTTTATGTAGATGGGGAATACGGGTTAAGTTCTGCGGGACAACCTGTGTATAAATACTTTAGACCTGACTACCATATTGCGGCACAACCTATTCGTCCAATCATAAACGGAGTACGTCCGATTGTAATTGGTATGGATTTGGGGTTGACACCGGCAGCTGTTATAGGGCAACAAGACCCTCGCGGGCGGACGTTGATCTTAGACGAAGCTGTGTCATTTGACATGGGCATTCAGCGTTTCGTCCGCACCATTCTCAAACCAATGATATTTGAAAGATTCTCAGCGGCACCTGTCATCGTGATATGTGACCCTGCAGGTATTCAACGAGCACAAACTGATGAACGAAGTGCAGTTGATATAATTAAAGCAGAAGGTTTACGAGTTATACCAGCTAAGACGAACAGCGTGTCAGCACGTTTGTCTGCGGTGGATGACTATCTGATGAGGCAAGTTGACGGTGATGCTGCGTTCCTACTTGACCCTAAGTGTACACAGCTTAAAGCAGCCATGATGGGTGGATATAGATTCCATCACAAGAATGGTAACATCGAGAAGAACAAGCATTCGCATGTTGCAGAAGCGCTACAATATCTTATGTTACACATCAATCATGCTAGTGATGCAGCGTACATTAATCAAAAAAGAACAATCAAGAGGGTTGCAGCATCGGGCTGGACTTGATATTATATGCGTGTCATCCAACGTTTCATTGACATTACCTTCTTTAACCCTCTATCGATTTGCCCCGGTAGAGGGTTTATTTTTGTGTTAGACAAAATCAAACTTGTGTGTATACTATGATCTATATATACTTATTGGAGGTTGATTATGAATTGCGGACAAGGTAAACCTTACAAGCAAATACAAGTTAAAGTCCGAAGCTACAAGGACGGAGGAGTCGTGTATACTGATAAGAACGATCCCGAAGATGTAGTCAAGATGAAAGACTTGGAAATTTTGGAAAAGAAAAAAGAAACATAAGACTAGAGGATATAGATGCTACAGGTAATTGATAATGCTACTCTAACGAAACGCGAACAAGAAATGCGTGACAAGGCGCTCGCTGAGCGTCAAGCGGATAGTGTTGTCCTTGGAATTACCGGTTACCTCAGAACTTGTTGGGACGCAGCTAAGCGTTCTAAGAAACCAATCGAAAATATTATGCTTCGAGGATTACGCCAACGTAATGGTGAATACGAAGCAGATAAATTAAAACAGATTCACGAACAAGGTGGCTCTGATATCTACATGATGATAACAGAAGTCAAATGTCGTGCAGCAGAAAGTTGGTTGCGTGATATACTCCTCGACCAAGGAACCCCACCTTGGGACTTGCAACCAACCCCTATTCCTGATTTGTCACCTGACCAGACTGCAGAACTACAAAATATTTTTGCAGCTGAAGTTATTAAGATGGTACAGGATAAAGGCCAAGCACCTACACCTAGTGATATTGCAGAGATGAAAGAAATGCTCGCGCAAGATTACAGGTTTAAGTTGCTGCAAGATGCAGACAACCGTGCAAAAAAAATGAAAGTTAAAATTTCTGACCAGTTCGCACAAGGTGGATGGGGAGATTCATTTAACGAATTTATTACTGATCTAGTTACATACCCGTGTGCTTTTCTTAAGGGGCCTGTCGTTCGTAGACAGCGTAAGTTAGGTTACACGAAAGACCCTGATGGTAGAACTACTGTCGAGGCAACTGAAGTAATTGCACCTGAGTTTGAACGAGTAGACCCATTTAAGATTTATCCTGAGCCGGGTGTTACGAATATCAAGGACGGTTATTTATTTGAACATCATCCACTAACTCGTTCAGAGTTGGCGGATATGATCGGCGTACCCGGATATGACGAAGATGCTATTCGAAAAGTTTTAGAAATTGGTAATGGACAATCTTGGGTTAGTGAAGATGTCGAATTACTTAAAGATGAAGAAGAACGTAAATTCCATACTGAGTCAAGACCTACCGACATTTATGACGCTCTAGAGTTCTGGGGTAAAGTCAGCGGTAAGATGCTTGTTGAATGGGGTATGGACGAAGAAGAAATTGAAGACCAAGCTCGTGAGTATGATGCTAATGTATGGATCGTAGGTAACTACGTTATTAAGGCTGTACTTAATTATGATCCGCTAGGTGAAAAGCCTTACGCTAAAACATCATTCATTAAAGGGCCGGGTTCATTCTGGGGTAAAGGTATTCCAGAAATCATTCAAGACTTGCAGAACGTATGTAACGCATCTGCTCGTGCACTAATTAATAACATGGGTATTTCATCAGGCCCTCAAGTAGAAGTTAATCTTGAGCGTATCCCACCTAATGAAGATATTACTCAGCTACATCCTTGGAAGATTTGGCAGGTAACTAATGATCCGTTTGGTTCTAGTTCTCCTGCAGTTCGGTTTACTCAGCCAGACGATAATGCAAATACATTAATGGCTGTATATGACAAGTTTAGCAAATTGGCTGATGACCATTCAGGCATTCCCTCTTATGTTTATGGTGACCTGAATGTTCAGGGAGCAGGACGTACTGCATCAGGGTTATCTATGTTGATGGGGTCAGCCGGTAAGGGGATACGTCAAGTAGTTATGCACATCGATAGTGACATTATTAAACCTATTGTTCACCGTCAATTTGTGTATAACATGCGATATGATGAAGATGAAAGTATCAAAGGCGATGTTGATATCATGCCGAAAGGTGCAGTTAACCTTGCTGTCAAGGAAACTGTCAACATGCGTCGAATTGAGTTTCTTAACGCAACCGCCAACGAAATCGATATGGAGATCGTTGGTAAGAAAGGTCGTTCCGCGATTCTTCGTGAAATTGCCAAAGGGTTGCAAATGCCTGTGGATGACATTGTTCCATCTAGGGAAAAAGAAGGTTATCAGGATAAAGTTAAGGCTGAGATCATGGCTGCTCAACAGCAGGCAGAAGCTCAAGCTACACAGCCTGATGGTTCTCCCAAGGGTGGAATGGAAGCAAACACAGTTGGCAACGGTGGCGCAGGGAGGGTTAGATGAAAAGACCTGATCTTGAAGTTGTCAAAGCAGTAGCTCAAATTGTTCACCAATATCCTGAGTTCGCACAGTTTATTCAGGAATGGGGATCAGATGAGTTATCGCGGCTACCAAACGCTACACAGAATGTGGCACTTGCACAGGGGCGGTGTCAGGTTTTGTTAGAGCTAATTAAGCTCATAGTAGAGTCCCCTGAAATGGCGGCAAAGTCAAAATGACAGCCTGCTTTTAATTACGCACACCGATAGGAGCGATTATGGGAATACCAAAGCAAGTTCAAAAACAGTCTGAGGACGTACAAGCATTGTACAAGGAACTCAACGGCGAAACAGAAAACGTACAGGCAGAAAATGCCGAGGCATCTGTAGTACCTGATGAGAAACCTGTAGAACAGCTTTCCAACAGTGTTAATGAAAAGGCACCTGAGTCTGAGGTTTCTGAGCAAAATCAAACAGACACTAAACCAAAAGAAACTTGGGAACAAAAGTACAAAACGTTACAAGGTATGTATAACGCAGATGTTCCGCGTTTAAACGCGCACAACCGTGAAATGCAAAACCGAGTATCCCAACTGGAACAATTACTTAGCACTATGCAGAATCAAGTCCCTGCTCAGCCTGAAGTATCAAACGATCCGTTAATTACGGATGCTGATATGAAGGAATATGGGGATTCGATTGACGTTATGCGTCGAGCAGCTAGGGAAGAAGTCAATACAGCAAATGGGCGTATTGCACAGTTGGAAAAAATGATCGCGCAGATACAAGGTGTTGTGCCTCAAGTACATCAAGTACAAGCACAGCAGAAAGCATCTAGCGAACAAACGTTTTGGTCTGGACTTTCCAATGCGGTACCAAATTGGCAAGACATTAATAACAATGCAGACTTTCAGTCTTGGTTGTTAGCAGTCGACCCTCTAACTGGTATTAGTCGTCAAACGTATCTAGAAGATGCGCAAGCTAATCTAGATGTTAAACGTGTAGCGAGTTTCTTTGCGGCTTGGCAAAAGGAATTTGGAGTACCCGAAGCTGCTCGTGAGAACCGACCAACTTCAAACTCTCAGCTTGAAAAACAAGTTGCACCGGGACGTGGACGTTCTGGTAAACCTACAACTCAAGCAAGTCAGAACTACTCCCCAGCGGATATTTCGAAATTTTTCGAAGATGTTCGTAAAGGAAAGTTTAAAGGCAGGGAAGATGAAAGAGGTCGAATTGAACGTGACATTTTCGCTGCACAGCGGGAAGGTCGCATCATAACTGCTTAATTAAAAGGAGGTCATTATGGCTTTTGCAGTATCAGGGGGTCGCCCCAATTATAGCGGCAATTTCATTCCAGAAATCTGGAGTGGGAAACTGATCGAGAATTTCTACGACGCTACAGTGCTCGCAGCAATCTCGAACACGGATTATGAAGGTGAAATCCGTCAGATGGGAGATACGGTTAATATCCGTACTACACCAGAAATCACCATCAAAACGTATGTTAAGGGACAAACTCTTGCAGTTGAAAACCCTGACAAAGCGAAACTACAACTTGTTATCGACAAAGGTGAATACTTTGCTTGTGTTGAAGATGACGTTGACCAAGTTCAGTCTGACATTGCACTGATGGATCAGTGGTCTAAAGACGCTTCCGAGCGTATGAAGATCAAGATTGACCAGCGTGTGTTGACTGATTTGTTGCCCGACGTTAGCTCAGCTAACAAAGGTGCTTCAGCTGGTCGTATCTCTGGCAACCTAAATCTAGGTGTTGCAGGTACTCCATTGTCTCTAACTAAGTCGAATGTTATCGATTCTATCGTCGACGCAGGTACTGTGTTGGATGAGGCTAACTGTCCTGAACAGGATCGTTTCCTTATCATTCCAGCTAAGATGGCGGGTCTTATCAAGCAATCAGACTTGAAAGATGCTTCTATCACTGGTGACAGCACTTCACCTTTGAGAAACGGTAGACTTGGTATGATTGACCGATTCACAGTTTATGTATCTCACAACCTGTACAAATCAGGTGCTGAGTTTAGCTGTATGGCTGGTCATAAGATGGGCTTCACTTTTGCATCTCAGATGACAAATATGGAGACTATCCGTTCAGAGACTACTTTCGGTAACATCATCCGTGGTTTGCAAGTTTATGGCTATAAAGTAGTTAAGCCAGAAGCTCTAGCAACTATGGTTGTAAGCGTATAAGGAGGACTGAACTATGGCTACATATAACGATGGAAAAGGTTATCAACTTGGAACTGGTGCAGCTCACGTTGCAGCAGGTATCAATAAGGTATCCGCAATCACAGTAGACTTGGACTTTGCAGCAATTACTACTGCACGTTCAGCAGCAAGTCTAACAGCACTAGCTGCAGGTGATATTTTAGAAGTTATCAAAGTTCCAGCTAACACGCTGGTTACTTCGGTAGTTCTAAATGTTACTACTGCAGAAGGTGGCACTCTTACGGTTGATGTCGGTGACGGCACTGACCCTGATGGTTACCTTGATGGTGTTAACGCTAATGCGGCAGCAGCTTACTCTCTTGCTCCGTCAGCAGGTACTCCTACTGGCTACGCAGATGGTAAGTATTACACTGCAGAAGATACAATCGATGTTGTTACTGTTAACGCAGCAGACGCAGCGGTTATGTCTTTGACAGTTGTAATGGTTGACTGCTCTTAAATAGACTGGGGGGCTTCGGCCCCCCCTTCTTATAGGAGGTGACGGGTGGCTATTGATAAATCAAAGATGGCTTGTAATAAGCCAAAGCGTCAAGTACAGGGTGGTAAAAAGTTTGTAGTTAAAGCATGTCAAAACGGAAAAGAAAAAATTATCCGGTTTGGTGATGCCAATATGACTATTAAGAAAGACCAGCCTAATCGCCGTAAATCGTTTCGAGCGAGACACGGTTGTGATAGTAACCCTCCGTCAAAAATGACAGCACGATATTGGTCGTGTAAAAAATGGTGATATTATGGCTACTAAAGACGCATGTTATTTTAAAGTAAAAAAAGCGTATAAGGTTTGGCCTTCTGCTTACGCATCAGGTGCGTTAGCTAAATGTAGAAAAGTTGGAGCGTCTAATTGGGGGAACTCTAAAAATAAGAATACAAAGACGTCAAAACGTGGTAAAAAAGGTTAAGATATGGCTGTGCGCAAAACTGAAGAAGGAGCAAAGCTTAAGCGCTGGTTTAAGGAGAAGTGGGTAGATGTTCGTACAGGTAAACCCTGCGGTCGTAGTGAAGGTGAGAAACGAGGTACACCTTATTGTAGACCATCTAAACGAGTATCTAAAGACACACCTAAAACCTCAAGCGAACTTACTGCTTCCGAAAAGAAAAGTCGCATTGCACAAAAAAAGAGTTTGGGTCAACCCGCAGGGGAGGCTAAAAGAGTTAAAGGATTAAGGAGATCATGATGGCAGGTCGATGGTTAAGAAATATTAAAGATGGTGAAATTTATGGTTGGAATGAAATTCTAGCTGATAATCCTAACACCGAAGAAATTACTGAGGAACAAGCATTCCCAGAAAAGTTTATTACAAAAAAACAAAGCACTCGTAAGGCTAAAGTAAATTTAGAAACAGAGATTCCAGAAGACGGAGACTCTACACCTGAAGTCCTTGCGGAAGAAGCAAGTAAAGGATTTCCTAAATGATATTGAATGATGTCGTTACAGAGGTAAGAAGACTGTTACAGGATACGAATAGCCCACAGCGTTATTCTGATTCTGTACTAATAGGGTTTGCAAACCAAGCGCTTAAGCGTATTGCTGTGTTGCGTCCTGATCTTTTTGCTTATATTGGCGATATCACTTGTACTGCAGATTCTGTTATTCAGTCTATGCCTTCTGATTCTATTCGATTGATAGAAATTTATTCAGTTAAAAATGGTGACGGAATTATTGAAACAAACAGAGAAGCACTAGATCAAGCATATCCTTCTTGGATGAATGATCCTGCAGGTGCTGCTGTTAACTTTATGCGTCATGTTAGAAACGCAAACAAATTTTTTATTTATCCGAAAGCCCCTAGCGGACAAGTGCTAGTCGGTGAATACGCACAGACGCCACCAACTTATGATGGCACTACTACTGTAGCTCTATTAGCAGATGCTTATTTTCCTGTTGTAATTGATGCTACGGTTTTCTTGGCTGAGTCTGTTGACAACGAACACGTTAATTCAAAACGTGCACAGTTATTCCAACAGTCGTTTACACAGTCTCTTGGTGTAGCTGCGCAAAGTAGAGAAGTAACTGATACTGAGCGAGCAGGGCTAGATGAGGAGGATGTTGTCTAATGGCTGATAGAACTTTTTTAAGTATTGTTACTAGGTTGTCGCCTAGCGTTCCCGGTTGTCCTACACCAATTGTAGAACAATATGTTCGTGATGCGGCGATAGAAGCGTGTGAAAAAACACTTGCTTGGCGGTATGAACAACCGAGGATTCGTTTAGTTCCCGGTGCGTATGATTATGAGTATGACACTCCTAACGACGCAGAAGTTCATGCTGTGTTAACGGCTACTGTAAATGAAAATAGACTCACTCCAGTAACGTTAGAGCAGATGTATGACATGTATCCTAAATGGCCTAATCAAGCTATTGATGAGAGGGCAGAACCTAGATATGTAACACAATTAGACCCCGATCATTTTTCTTTAGCACCAGTTCCAGATAATTCTGTAACTTATGATGTTAGAATGATAGTGTGTCTTAAACCGTTGAGAACTGCTACCAAGATGGATAAAACAGTTCTTGATGAATTAGAAAATGTAATTATGCACGGAGCACTACAACACTTACTGGTACTACCAGATAGAACATGGAGTGATAGAGAGTTAGCTACATATCATGCTAAGCAGTTTGTTATGAAGACTGCAGAGCGTAGAGCAAGAACTAATCTCGGTGCATCTAAAGCATCTATGCGTGTACAGATGCAGAGGTTTGCGTGAGGTAGATTATGGCTGATACAATTAAATTAGTTCAAGGAGATGAATTACCTCAAATCACTCTAACACTTAGAGATGATGTAGGAAATGCTGCATTAGATTTATCAGCGGCTACTACTACTGTTTCTGTTAAGTTTAAACTTAAAGGT